TTCGTCCATGACGGCCATAGCTCTTTCAAAGAGTTCCCGTCCTGTGTATGCCATAAAATCACCCTCTTTCGGGCAAAATAGAGGGCAGGAGATTATTCCCCTGCCCCTTCCGCTTCTGCAATTTTCTTCAACAGTGTTTCGCGCTTCATGCTATGGGCATTCCGTATGCCCAATTCTTTGGCTTTTGCCAAGAGTTCGGCTGTGTCGTCGGGTTCCTTCTCAGGTTCCTTTGCGGTTTCCCGCTTTGGTTCCTCGGGCTTTTCATCTATTACAGGGACAAATCCGTACCTTTCGTACAGGTTGAAGGTGTTTTCATCTTTGGATTCGATAATTAAATCGCCTTTTTTGAATTTCATACTATCTCTCCTTATTAAGAAGATTCAGGGGGGTACAATAGCCCCCCTGTTATTAGGTTCCCTCACCGCCGTTGGTGGTACCGGTGTCACCGCCGTTGGTGGTACCGCCGTTGGCGGTTTTGTGTACGAAAATAGCGTCCTTCTTGGCGTTAAGCACGAAGCAGTCATAAATGATTCTGCCCTCGATGAGCCAGCCATTTATTCCGGGAGGATTGTTGTGGGTCTTGTAGTCCTCCAGTTTCTTAGGCGATACGCTGCACCTTGGCCAGATAAGCAGGAACGCCGTATTGTTCGGGAAGTACGAGGACGGTATCTTGATGATTTTGACTCCGTCAACTTCGCCAACCTGCCCGTTAATGAGCATTTTCTGCGACAGGTCGCCAGCCTTGATGAAGGAATCGTCCTGCTTCAGGAAGTTGTAGTAAGCCGGGGTTACATAGCATATACGCCCGGTCTGCGGCACTTTTGCCTCGTCAAGAGACTCCTGTGCGGCCAAGAACTTCTCATACGCATTGGTAGCGCTAACTGCGGCCGTGGCGAATTTTCCATTGGTAGCTGCCGCGGTAGCCCATGCATTCAAGCGGTAGGTGTCGATTTCGGGGACGACAACCTCCTTAATCTGCCTTGCCAGAGCCTTACCTGCTTCCTTGACCATCAACTGTTCGGTGTAGTTGCCGCGGTCAATGGTGAAAGTGAAAGCCCGGTCTTTTGACAGGCTGTAGTCTGTCTTGGTATCTTCAAGCTCCGCCGGCGTTCCGTATCTGCTGGTTCCTGACCTGGTATAGTCGACCATTGCCGCGGTATTAATGTTGTAAACCGAGACGGTCTTAACGCCATTCCAGTCGTAGTCTTTATTAAGTCCAATGTTTTCAGTCACGGACAAGAGCGAAAAACGCTCGTCTACCTTTTTACTGTACTTTGATGCAAGATTAATTGGCATATTTCATCATCCTTTCTTATCAAATTTCGTCGTCGAACCCTTCTTCAAATGGGTCTTTTGGTTTACCTGCCGAACCGATGTCCCTTGCGCTTCCCGTCGAGCTTGCGGCGTTGGTTTGGTTAGCCTGCTGGTTTTGCTGCTGTTGCTGGAACTTCGCCATTTCGTCCTTCAGGAGCTTGTTCTCGTAGCGCACATATGCATCAAGCAGGCTACGTCCTCTAGCTACTTCCTGCCAGACTTCAGCGGGAACATCTTCGGGCTTCACATCAGGGTAAGCCTCAAGGAATTCAAGGTACATTTTCTGTTCCTTTTCCTTCTGCTCCCTTATCTGTTTCTCCGTCTGGTATTCCTGCACGATTTTGTCATGTTCAAGAAGCTTCTGCGCGAATTCTGGCGGGATGTTCTGCTGGATAAGTTCATTGAGTTTCTGCTGTTCTTCCCATTTGCGGTCATTCTCAATGAGTTGTTCCACGGATATCCCCAACTTCTGCGCCTTTTCCTCGAGATAGGAAAGTACCGGGTGTTTTTTCAGTTCGGTTTCAAACCTTTGCTTTTCTCTTGCAAGCCTTTCCCTGATGATTGCGTCAAGTTCAGACTGTTTGAAAAGCCTTTCCTGTTTTTCCTGTGCCGTTTCCTGTGGTGTCTCCTGAGTTGCCGCCTGTCCTTCCAGGGTGGCGTTACCCGTATCTGCCGCCGGTTCGGAAGAATTCTGCTGTCCTTCGCCGCCTGCCGTCGCGGCATCATCTTCCGGCAGAATAACATCATCGTTGAGAATCAAATCTTCGGTTGGCATGATAAAACCTCCTCAGTTTTAAGCCGTGGTGGGCTGTTAAATTTTCCGTGTTTTCACTAGCCTGAAAACAAGTAAAAGGGCATAAGAAAAGCGCCATTTCGGACGCTAGTTGACTTTTCTTCTTTCTGTCTTAAACTTCGTTGCATTGTTCAAATCAAGCCCTGCGAAATCGTCGCATTTTGGGTTGATACAAACCATTTTTAGTTCCTGAAACACATCGGTTGAGCCTTCTTCGCTCACAAATCGGCTTCCGGCAATCATCATCTTGCCGCCGCAAGTATCGCATTTCACACCGCACCACCCCCTTCCACGTTCATGGCGTATGGCCTGGGTTGCCTGATATGCTCACGTATAAGCGCCTTTGCCTGTTCCTCATATGCCGTGGGGTCATTGCGCTGCAACATTTTCAGTTGATTTCGCGCTTTGTCGGGGAGCGTCGGTTCAATCTCCCGCATTTCCTTCGCCATTATCTCCCACATGAATTGCTCGTTTTCCGCCCTTCTCTGCGCTTCTTCGCCTGTCCTTGCCTCAATCAAGCCTTCCTTGTCGGGGATAATGCCCTTCTTAACCCGTTCAAGCCACTCGACAAAGGTTATCTTGTCCTGTGCCAGCAGATTATCAAGCGTCTGCTGCTGTGCGGCTTCGTCAAACGGGCTGGACGGACTTACGTCTATGCGCAGTTTCAGGCGCATTTGCTTGAGTGTTTCCGTATCGAGCGTGACAACCTGTTTCACGCCGTCTTTAGTAATCTCTATCTGTCTGTCCGTGTACTGCGTGTATTTGGACATCCAGAAATCAAGCCATATTAAACCGACGTCCTCGATGTAACGGTAAAATCTCTGCTTTATGTTATTGAGCGGCACCGCTGCGTTTTTGCTGTTGACGATGATAGCCGATGTATTCGTCGGCGCAGCTTCTCCGAGTATGGATTCATTCGCGCCCGCAGCTTCCTTTGTCAGCGTAATAAGCATCGCAAAGAAGCTCTGTACCGCCGCCGACAATTGCGCTGGCTGCATGTACTGCGCAACTGCGCCCACGCCTCCGGCGGAAGCGGCATCATTTACGGCTATAGCCTGCGTAATGTCGTTGCTTATCGACGTTATCCGCGATTTGTCATAAATCATCCGCGTAAACCCGTGCCGGTATATCCATAGGGCAATCATGGAAGCAAGCTTGTCTATGATAACCTGGTTCTGAATGAGTGAGGTTATTTCCGCTTCGCCATGACATGAACCTTTGCGAATATCCCAGTTCATCCACGCCACGGGGTAACGATGTAGTCCCGTGTCCCATGTGTCGCGAATCACGACGTATTCCGTTGACCGCCTCGCCATGATGTGCCATTTTCCGTCTCTGTATTCACGCCACATCTTCAGCAGGACAATGCACTTGCCGCTTTCTTCATCCTCGTTCAGTTCTATTTTTGCCCTGTCGCCAGCCTGGTTTCCCGTCTCGTTGTCAGGGGTGATGTTCTCTATCTCAGCCTCTATTTCATCTTCGGACATGCCCCTCTTTTCGGCTTCCCTGCGGAATTCGTCCCGCACTTCCTTGACGTTCTTGCGGAAGGCTATAATGATGTAGGGCTGGACCGGTCCATACACGTTGTTGATTTCAGGGATGTTCACATCGCCCAAAAACACGTTGACATTATCGACAAGATGCCCGTTTATGTCGCCCATTATGCCGTTCCCGGCATCTATGGATTCATCCCAAAACCAAAAGCTCACCATATCGCCGGATATTGCGGCATCCAATAGGCCTTTTGAATTCATCTCGTCAAACTTTGTGTTTTCAGCCACAGTCCGGGCGTAATCGGTCAATTGTGACGCGATTTTCCTTTGAAGAAGCGACAATTCGTCGTTGGCATCATCAGACACACCTTGCGGGGTGAATGTCATTGACACCCTATCGGACGTAACCATCGCAACCTTAAAGTCAACTATCCTTTTAGCGTACGGCAGTACCGCCGCAGGAAGTCCGTTAGTCCTGACACCTTCCCAGTGCCGCTTGGTGTAAAACCGCTCGTTCTTGTCAACGGTCTTGTATAGTTCAAGACTGTTTTTATGTCCAATTCCTATTTGATATTGCCGCCAATCTTTCGTTCTGTCCAAGGTTCATCACCCCTTTTCTTCTTCCTCTATGTCGCCCGTGAAGCCGAGTATGTTTTTCAGCCCTTCTGCAAAAAGGTCGTCCGCCTTAATCTGCTCGCCGTGTTGTTTTACCTCGTTTACCGCATCCTGCACGGCTATGACGGGGTTTTTAAGCGGCGGTGGCGCAATCCCTTTCGCCGCGTTCATACCGAGCCTCAGACCAGTTCTGAAGCCTAAATACAAGCATAAAAAAAGCACTATGCCTAGTGCGGTAGAGATTATGGCTATTACCATAGATCGTTCCCTCCATGATTCAAATATTCTGCGGTTACTTCTCCCCCGAAGTAGCTTTCTTCTTCTTTGCCGTCGTTGTAGTAGGCTTCGTCGATGTCGTCGTTTATCGGCTGAACGGTAGGCAACAACCGCGATGAGCAGAAATACCTTATCATATCGGGATAATGGGTAACATCGTGGGGTTGTGTCGCAACGTCGTTAGGGTTCTTCTCGCTTCTCTGGATTGTGGTCAAGTGTTTCCACAAATCTGGGTCAAGCCCTTCATCAAAGGTCAAGTTAGCCGTTTTGTAGGCTTCCCCGGTCTGTTCGTCCCTTACTTCATAAGGTTTCAGCCATTCATGGACGTTAAGCCAGCCCTGCTCACGGTCGTTTGACACTCTGTAAAGCAATATACCGTTTTCGTAGAATATCTGCGCCGCTGATTTACCCGTGTCCTGTCGCCTGTTCCACAGGTCGGGCGGGGCGTAGTAGGCTTCAATCTTTTCCTTGCCAGTAAACTTCTTTATAGCCTCGGCAGCTTCGGAGATTATCAGGTTTTTCTTCCGTATCGCCCTGTAACATCTAGCCTTGCCGTAGTTATTAACCCAAAACCACCCGACAGCGAGGCTGTCAAAGCCGTAGTCAAGGGCAACATAACGCTTGTACCACTCAGGTATATTCTGTATGGGCTTGACGATGTGGATTTCCTTCCTAAGTTCCGGGAACGCAAAGCCGCATAAAGAAGTAAAGCGTCCGTACTGACGGGCTTCTCGCTCTTCCTCGGTCATTGTAGCAATAAGCTTGTCGATTTCCTCTTTCGACAACCAGGGATTATCTTCCCATTCTGCCA